GTAGCAATGACCCCAAAGAGAAGTCAAGGCGTTGCCTTGGTCGCGTTGCGTCTCAATTACCAATTCTGGCGTATCAACCAAGATATTGGCTTGTGGAATGTGGCCACCACTCAAAACGCTCACAGGTGCCAAGGTATAAGCAAAGCAGCCTTGTGCAAACATTGCGCCACTGTAATCAGCATTGGTGTTGACTTTGGTTACAGAGTCAGACTGATAAAAATCAATCCCCATCCAACTGCCCTTAAAGCCAGGCCCCTTAGCAGCAATGGCCAACATCTCTGCAGATGCAGGCATGAATTGGGCTGGGCCCACTTCACCACGCAAGCTGCTCAACAGGTCATTTAGCTGGGATGGGTGCAAAACGCAGGTGTACCCACCCACATTGCTTTGACTGTTTAGTTGGTACACCGCATCAAAAATGCTGTCAGTGTCCAGATCAACACCAGAGCCAGGCCCAACATCATTGGCCAAAGCTGGGAATAGGTCACACAAAAGATCTGTCATGGTCAGGCTCACACCTTCAACAATGCGACTGACAACGGAGTCAAGATCAATAGGCCCACCAGTGATGCCAAAGAGATCAGAAACTTTGTATTGGATCGAATACCGAGAAGGGGCCAAGCTAAATTTGCCAGTTGAATAAGCAGACTCAGAAAAACCACCAGACGTTTCAGAGCTTGCGCCACTGAATGCCAAGGGTACTGCATTTTGACTTACATCCATGGTGTTGGAGCCAAGAGCCTGAAAAGGCACATTGGTCATCACGGATCGTAAATCCACAGAATCATAAAGTTTTTCAAGCACAAGAGCACTGAGCACCTGTGCGACGCGTCCACCATTGCTGGACAAATTGGCAAAAGTAATATTGGCCATTTTTTGGGCCTCCCTAATTTGTTGATCGTTAATGTCAGCCAAATCAGGGGCTGGGCCTGCTTTGTGAGCCTATCGGCCAAGCCCCTGCAGTGTCAAGCCCTGGTTTTGATCAGGCCTTCTGCTGCCAATGCTTTTAAAATGGCATCTTTATTGGCACCAAGCCTGCCACCATTTTGAGCCATGACAGCTTTTATGTCATCTCTGGCCCATGTCTTGCCATTGGTGCTGGCTGGCTGGTTGGCCCCTGCATTGGGATTGCCAATTAATGCTGTCTTGCTTTCTGGCTCAACTGGCTTGGCTTCTGTTTCTGCTGGCTTTGCCTCTGGTGGTGGTGTTGCAGTCTTTAGAAATGGTGCCAGCAATGGGCTTGGTTTTGCCTTCTGGTTTTCAATCCACTCATCAAAGCTGCCAGCATCATCAGCCTTGCTAAATCGGCTTCTGACAAATTCGCGGATCTCTGGGTCAGTTACCCCAAGGCCCATCAATGTCATGTCTTGATTGTGGCCTGTTTTAATGCTTTCCATTGCTTCTGTTGCTTTGGCAAGCTCTGCCTGCAGGGCTTTTAATTGCTCTGCCAGGGCTGTCTGTTGTGCCTCTGCTTCTCTTCTTTTGTCTGCTTCTTCTTTCAATCGGTAGCTTGGCACCATGTTGGCTGCTGTTTTGCTTTCTTCTTGCTGCTCTTCACTCATAGTTTGTCACCTCTTCCGCTGGTGGTGCGATTGGTGGCCCCTGCTCCTCAGTTTGCTCAACTGCTGGTGCAGGTGCCTGGTTTGCTGGCTCACTTTGAGCCAAGATCTGTGCCATGCGATCAATGTCAATTAGTTTGCTTACTGCTTGCTCATCACTCTCACATTGTGGGTGCAATTCTCGATAGGCATCAACCCTTGACATTAAGCCAAGCTCCATCTGCATCTTAATGGCTTCAAGCTTTGCCTTTTGCTCTTGGGCTGACTCTTCAATGCTGCCATACTCAATCTGATAGGCTTCTGGGTCTTCTGGCAATTGTGGGCTTGGCACAGCATAAGCATTGACCATTTTGGCAGCCAATGCCATTAAGGTTTTGTCTGCTTCAAGCCTGGCAGGCTCAAGCCTTTTTTGCTGGCGTCTCATGCCGTCTCTGCTAACTACAATGGCGTAGCCTGATTGGCCTTGGGTCACTTGCAAATCACTTGGATTAAGGCCAGCAAAAATAGCCAGCCCTTTTTCATAGTGTGTCAATGCTTCTGCTGCACTGGCAGGCTCCATGGCTGGGCTGTATTGTCCGATTTGACCACCTGCAGGCCCATCACTTTTGAATTTTAGAATTGATTTGTGATCAGTGGGTATTACTTCAATCTGATGGCCTGCATAGTTTCTGGTGATGCCTGCTTGTGTTGTTATGTCAACAGCATAGCGCTGCGGGTATGCGCTCGATTGGTAGCCCTCACACCAGTGGCTCATCAGGCCCATCAGCCTAAGTGCCCCAGCTTCTATCTCTGAGCCCTCATGAAAGCCCCACAGCTTGTGGCCCACTTCTGCATGGATCAAAACATAAGGCAGACAAGCAATGCCATTGATGATGTATGGATATTGGCCAACCAATTCAGGTGCAAATTGCTCTGTTACGTCTTGCCTTTCATTTTGGGCATTGATTGTCTCAATCTTAAAAACTGGGGCCTGTTGGTTTCTTATGTCCCAAGTTTCAATTGTCCAAATCATTTCACCATTGGCTGT